TTAATAACTGATTTGCACTAAAATCTTTTTTTACTTTTTCAATTTCTAATTGTGATAAATAATTTAAACTTTCATCTAAGCTTTTAACAATAACACCTTTTTTTGTTTTAGTTGTAAATATTTCAACAGGTTTTGATGTTTGTGTATCTGTCATATTTTTTAAAAGTTTTGAAAAATCATTTGGTAGTTTTTGTATAAGCTTTAATGTTTCACCTATTCTTTTAATTCTGTTTACTCTTGCCATAACCCCATTGTACACATCAAATGCCATAAATTGCAAATCCAATACTGCTTGCAATCCATCTTCTACAAGTTGAAGTGCATCATCAACAAATTTAATACCTGTTTCGGTTGCATCAATAATATCATCAACTATTGTTGTATCTACTGTTTTTATTGTTTCTGCAAATTCCAATGCCTTTTGTTCAAGTTCAAGTTCAAAATCTGATATTGTGTTTTTTAATTGTGCCTCTGCATTTACTGTTGGTAACTTTTCAATATCTTGTACTGTTGCATTTATGCTAAAAATTGTTTTTGTAATATGCTTGTCGCTATTTGTTACATCCAACCCATCAATATAAACTTTTATTTTTCCAAAAAACTTATCTGTTACTGTGCAATATCTTGTGTTGTATAAAATATCAAATAATCTGTTTGTTTCGCTCTTGTCAAATGTATATAGTTTTATTTTAAATTTTTTTGCACCTGCTCCAAGGTCAATTGATTTATTTTCGCCACCCTCATTTTTTTCAAATGGATTTTTTCCTTTTTCCGCAGGCTTATTGCTTTCACATTTTTTGTGCTTAATAGATATTTCGCTTTCACCAACTTGCACAACTTGAATATCATCAATTTTTGATATTAATAGATTAGTCATTTTATACCCCATTACTTGCTGTGTTTAATTTTACTCTGCCACCATTTGATTGTGCATTTTGTTCTGTTACAACACCGCCTGTTGCTTGAATATTTACATCAACAACTGTGTGGTTTTTATTTGTGTTATCAATCTGTGTTGCATCTTGTGTTGGTGTGTCACTTCCAAATCCAAAAAAGCTTTTTGTGTTTTCCCAAGCATTGCTTGCTTTATTTTCAATTGCTCCTGCAATATCTTGAACTTTTGCTTTTGCTTGATTGTATATTTCAAATTTACTTAAAAAACTATCAATTAACTCATTTACATATCTTATTGGTGCTGTTAATGTTTCAAATACTGCTCTAACGCTACCAATTGCATTTTCAACAATATTTAATGATGCAACAAATCCTGTGAATTTATCCCAAAGTTGCCCAACCCAATTTGTTATGTCTTGCCAATAGTATATCAATGCAACAATCGCACCAATCAATGCAATAATTCCTGCAACAATCCAAGTAATAGGATTTGCCCATAATGTTGCATTAAATATAAGTGTAGCCAATTGTACTGCTTTTATAACAAAACTTAATCCTGTTAAAATAGCCGATAAACTACCAATTGACATTCCAACCACACCAATAACAATTGATAATGTTGCCAATACTGCTAAAACACCGCCAATTATGCTAATCCATTTTACAATTGTTGATGTTAATTCGGGATTTGCCTCAACCCAAGCTTTTATTTTATCGGTAACCTCACCAACAATTCCTGCAACTTTTAAAGCATAAGGTGCAAACATTCCACCTATCACCGCACTTGCATTTTGAACTTTTTGTTGTAGTAACTCAAATTCTTTTCCTTGTTGCATTGCCATTGCCATTTCTTGTGTTACTTTTGTTCCTTGCATCATATTTTCATAAAGCATCGTTTGGCTTTTTCTTAAATCATCTGATTTGTTTATTAATGCACTAATCATTTTAATAGCTTCATCACTACCAAATGCCTCTTTTAATGCTTGCTGTACACTTGCATCTTGCATACTTAAACCTGTTGATTGTACTTTGTTTCTTATTTTATCCATAATATCTGCCATAGGTAAAAGTTTACCTGTACTATCTGTAAAAGTTAATCCAAGCTTATCTTGTGCCTTAATTGCACCATTTAAAAATGCACGATATGATGTTGCACCCTCTGATGCACTATTAAATGCCGATTTACTCATTCCTAAAACTGCAAGTTGTTCTTGAAGCGATACACCCATTGCTGTGGCACTTGCTCCAAGTGTCGATAATCCACTTACTAAATCTGCACCATCTGTTCTAAATGCTTGAACTGCTGTTGATATTGCACTACTAAATTGCTCACCAAATTGTAAATCACTTGTAAATTGCTCTCTAAATATACCGTGACCCAATGCAAAAAGCTTTGTCATTTCTGCTGTGCTTGCTTTTGTTGCTGTTGCTGTCATACCTGCAAGTGCTGTAAATTTTCCAACATCTGTATCACTCAATGTTGCTATACCTGATTTAATATCATAAGATGCACGGATAAAATCTGCTGTTGTAGTTCCCGCCCAAGCATTAGAAAAGTCCATCGCACTTTTTGCAATAGATTTTATACCTGCATCATCAATTCCGAGTGATTTAATTTCACCTTTTGCACGCTCTATATCTTGATAAGCATTTAATGCTTGCCCAAGTGGTGCTAAAAATCCAACTGCACCTGCAATTGCACCCCTGCTTTTTAAAAATGTTTGCTCACCTTTGTCACCAATTGTTTGCATATTTGTTTTTAAATTGTTTATTCTGTTGTCAACTTGTCTTAATCTTACTAATGCTCTTTTAGTATCCATACTTAATTCAACTTTTCCTGCATTAGTTCTAATTTCATTAACTTTGTTGTTTAGTTGTGATGATGCTTGACTTGCTTTATTTCCAACTTGTGCCATTTTTTGATTTATTTTATCAACAACTTCACTTATTTTATCTACTGCTGAAAACTTAACCGAATAATCAAACATCATCTTAACCTTATTTTGTTTTTAAATCTTGTTGTTGCCTTTTGCTTAACTTGACAACTTTTTTGTGTAAATTCATAAATTCAATTACATCTGCTTTATGTAGCAAGTAGAAATAATCAACTGCACCATTCATAAAATATGCAATATCAAATGCTACTTGTTCAAATTGTTCATCTTTGATGTAATTTTTGGCAATAAAAAATGCTTTAGCACCTCTTGATATAATCCATCTAAATCATCAATATCAATTTCATCAATCAAATCATCTTTTAATTTTGTGTTTCCAACTTCACCAAACACTTTAAGTGAGTTTACAACCTCATCAAACAATTTTTCACTTTGTCCTGTCATTTCTAAAATGTCAAAAACTTCATCAATTTTAATTGGCTCACCATTTTCTTTTTTGTTTTCTTTTGGTGTTTCTGTTTTTGCTTGCTCTGCAAATGTTTTAAAAATAACATCTTGTAATCTTTTGATTGCTTGAAGTCCTTTTTTACCTTTAAAGCTTACAACAATTGTGTTTTCTGCTTCATACTCACCTTTTTCTTTGTTATACACTTGTAGTGGTTTTTTTAGTTCATATTCCATAAATTTGCCCTTTTAGTTTTTTATTTGTGCAAGGCTTTAACCTTGCACGGATTATATCATTTAAAAGTGTAATATCTAATTACACACCTTGACCACCTGTGAATGTTACTTCAATTTCTGTGCCAAAATCAATTTCCACATCTTCCATAATGCTCATATTATTAAAAGTTTTTGTAAAGCCTGTTCTACTGTCAACCATTCTAATTGCATTTTTACCAATATTATCTTGCCAATTTTCTAACAATTCAATATTTTCTGCTGTTGGTTGAATTTTAATTACAACTTCACCTGTTGCCTCTGTGTAATCTACATTTTCATACACTTGCACTTTGTCACCAATAGTTGCTGTTTTCACTTCAACTTTTGGCACACCTCTTTTGTATTTTGGCTTTTCTACAACTGCAACTGTTTGACCATTTACAACAACCGTGTTTGCATTTACTAATTCCATTTATTACCCCTTATCAATTAAATTCATAGCCAATTGCAACAACACCGTTTAATCCTCTAAACTGTGATACAATTGCTGTTGGTGCATAAACACTATAAATACCGCTTGCAACATCAAGTGAAACTGTTAAGTTTTTCTTAAATGATTTAATTGCCTCTGCTCCACCTTGAACAAGTGCCATTGCAACCATATCTTCATATAGTCCAACAATATAAGCTTTTACGCTTACTGTGTTTGTCATTGCAACACCTGCAACTAAATCACCGCCTGTTGCTCTTGTTTGCCCAAACTCTTTTTGTGAATTAACAAATAAATATTCTTGAACTGCAAGTGATGTATCAACCGCATTAAGATACTTAAATGTTTTATCTTCAATTCCCGTGTTGTCATATTTGTACAATGTTACCATTGTTCCTAAAACAACACCAATTGTTGCAGGCACAAATAAACTTACCCCTGCATCGTTTAAATCTT